TTCATAAATGGGTATGATATCCCGTTTATTAACCATGACATCGTAATTGCAAGGTTACCTTGTTTGGGGATGAAAAACCTTACAAATAAAAATATTAGTAAATAAACTGAAAATAATGGTAACACTACTATTAATGCAACAAATAAAATTAATTTTAAAAAGATATTTTCAGGTGCAGATTTAGCTAATTCATCAAATACCTCATTCTTAACTGAAAAATTTGTTGTTTCACCATCTTGTGTGATATCTATTGTTTTTTCCCTACTAACATCATCAAATTCAACTTTTTTGTTAGTTTGTTTACCCTTTTTTTGCTTACATTTTGCACATCCCATAACTATATTTTTCTTTAAAACTACTGATTACTATTGAAAAGTAATTATTACGCTGTTTTTATTCTAATCTTAATATCACTATTAGGATATTTCACTTCAAACATTGCGTTTTGTTCACCAAACAATGTATACAAACTTAATAAATCAATTTGTCTTGTATCCTCATCTATATATGGTTGTGCAATCTCATTAACAGAATATTTACTACCAGCTACTTTATTATAAACTCTTAAATCAATAACATTTAATACACCACCTACATTATTAACATTCTCTATAAGTTGTGCTAGATAGATATTATCACCCATATCCCAACTATTGATATCCATAAAGGATGTGATTGATTGAGATACCCCAGCAACAACTTCTGATTTAGTAGCACCTTTCTCTACGAATAAATCCACTTCAAAACCAAGATTAATTACCTTACCATCGTTGATAGTCACATAATCATTTAACATCCTAAATTCTGCCAAATATTCTGCAATATTATTTTTTAATGTTGATGTTAGTTTATTACTTAATTTTGTATTTTCATCTAAAGCCAATATAGAAACATTCACTTTATTTCTTTCTTCCCACACACCACATCTAAATGGTACACCAAATTTACCCGGCATTAATGCGATTCTACTTTTATAATCTTTAATTGTAACAGCTCTTTCTTGTGATGAAAAATTATATCTAACTAAATTTCTTATTTCTTCTAATGATGGTGCACCTTTACCACCAATTGCAGGTATTGGGTTATTAACCCTTAAACTTTCTCTAACTGATTTATTTATTGTTTGATCATCACCATTAATAATAACATTTGTTGTCCCAATTTTACTTATCGAATTGGATCCTAAATTACTATCTGACCCACCACCAACTCTATACTTGATAAATAATGTTGTATTTGGTCTTGCAATTTCACCTAATGAAAGGTTATTAACAAAATTACCAATCCTATCAACTTGACCTCTGCACCCAACAAAATCGTTTAATGCTGATGTGTCACTATCTCCACCACCTAATATAACTTTACAGAAACCTTTATCTGTAAATTCTTTTATAAATCTTTTTGGTGCGTTTAACCATTTTCCAGGTCTAATTCCTGGGTTATCAGTTAATGTATTTGTATCTTCAATAAAAACTTCAGCTTGTGCTAAAGCATTCATCTCAAAGAAATTGTTTGTAAATAAATTAAATTCTTCTAATGTAGGTATAGTCGTTAGATTTGTACCTTCTTTAAATATGATTCTCTCTACAGACAATACATTAGTTTCAGGTAACACTATTTCTAAAAATGGTTTATAATCTTCTCTATTTATAACTCTCTTATATATTTTTGTGAAACCATTTAACACTATCTCTCTCTTCGTTAGCGTATAGTTCTCTATCTTACCCTCACTATTAATGTTTGGAATGATTAATCTGTTTGGTATCCCACCTGTTGTGAATGGTGAAGAAAAATCACTATCCTCTACCAATTCAAATACTTTTCCTGATCCTGTTGCTTGTGACCCCTGTAATACAATAGGTGCATATGATAAGTCAAACGTATCACCATCTACCGGAACAGTTACTGACCAATCTACTATTGAGATACTCGGTCTATTACCCGGAACATTTAATCCGAATGTTCTTGCCAACTCTAATAAAGAGGATCTCTCTTGAGCATAATTAATGTGTGTTTCATTAAACATTCTGTCAGTATGGAATGATAACATATCACCCACCGCAGCGTTTAATTCTAATAACATCATACCTACAGATGCGTCATTGAAATCCGAATAAATATCAGGATAGTATTGTTTAACAAATCCTACTAACTCACTTCTTACATCAGCGAAATTACGAGCGTTATAATCAATTTTTTTTGCCATATCTTTAGAATGTTACCTCAACAGTATCTTGTGATTTAAATACCCCTTCTGTTATCGTATAAGAAACCACCACTTTTATTGCTTCTTCAGTATCTTCATTTTCAAATTTCACACTATCAATTTGTAAATTAGGTATATATTTTTTTATTGTCTCATTTAGATTATCTTTAATATCATTATGAGTTAATTTATCATTTGGTTCGAAAATAAATTTTCTTAAATCACTTCCGAAATCAGGTAAATAAAGTCTTTCTCCCTTATTAGTTAATAAAATATGTAATAGATCTGAACGTATTGCCTCCTTTGACGTTTCCGTTATGTCTAAATAAAACCCCTTATCACTATCCTTAAACGGAAAATTTATATTAATATACTTGCCTTCAGCCATTTGTTTATAAATATTCTAATATACTTTTTCTATAAGAAAAGTGTAAGCATAAAAAAAGTCGTTACATGTAACGACTTTTTATTAACTAATAATATTCATAGGATTAGTTAACCTATTTTTTATATGGGCAATGGAAACAACCGTTTTCACAACACTTACCTCTCCGTAAATGATATTGTTCTGTTAAAACCATTTTACCATCTTTGTTATAATAAAAATCTTCACTCAATAATTTATTCTTCCTGCCCATTGTTTCTTTAACATGTAACTCATAAATCCAATCATCTTTCCTAACCATTGTCTTTTCGTATTTTATATATCGCCATAAATACTTGGTAGTCCAACGGGATGTCGTTACCCCATTGGATTTTACTCTTCTTTTTAGGTTTATCTTCTTTAGGTTTATCCACTTTTAACCACATTTAGCGTGACCACAATTAGAACATGTTAAACAACCTTCCTGAAATACTAATGAATCTTGTTCACAATTAGGACATTTGTTATCACTCTTCGTTCCATCAGGAATGAATTTCTTAATAACTCTAGTTACACCATTCTTCCATGTTGTAAGTGTATCATCTTCCAAATTAAGTGAACTAACAAGATCAACTACATATGGAAGTGGCATACCATGTCTTAACACACCTGATATCATTTTAGCGTAATTCCAATACTCTTTATCGAAAGAACGTGAAAGTCCTTCTATCGTCACCTTATAACCATCCTTATCTTCATATTGGAAGTCGTAACGACTATTACCATCTTCTTTCTTAGCTTTAACGATAAAACCTTTTTCTACACTATTTGGTATCGGTGGTAACCCTTCTAACTGACCAGTGAATAATTCATATGGTCTGTCATCTATCATACCAACAACTGCAATCCATTTTTCTCTATTGTTTTGGAATCTTACAATTTCAGCGTCAAGACGTTTAGGTCGTTTAGGTGCGTTGTTATCTGCGAAAAGTTGTTCTTTTTGTTCTTCTTTCTTTTCAGTTGCAGAAACTAATACACCACTTCGAGAACCATCTCTATACACAGTCATACCTTTACATCCTGATTTCCAACCTGTCTCATACACTTTAGAAACAATTTCCTCTGAAACATCATTAGGTAAATTCACAGTTACTGATATAGAGTGATCAATATGTTTTTGAACTAATCCTTGCATCTCTACTTTCTTAACCCAATCAACATCGTTTGATGTTGCTCCGAAGTATGGGGACTTCTCAACAATTGCAGTAATCTCATCAGCACTCATTGTTTTCACATCTCCCATATCATAACCTTTAGCAATTAGGTATGTTTCGAATTTGTGGTGGAATACTGGATATTCTTGCCACGTATCCCCTACTTCATCAGTAAAGTCAACTCTAGCACCTTTATCACCTGGATTTATTTTTCTACGTCTCGTATAGTAAACCATAAATACTGGTTCAATACCTGACGATGTTTGTGTAAGTATAGATACTGACCCTGTTGGTGCGATAGTAAGTAACGCAATGTTTCTTCTACCATACTCACATAAATCATTATACAACGATGGATCCTCTAATTTAATTCTTAACATAAAAGGATTTTCAGATTCTCTACCCGCATCCCAAATAGGGAATGTACCTCTTTCTTTAGCCATATCACAAGACGATCTGTAAGCAGCATGTTTAAGTCTCAAATGAATGTGTTCTGAAAATTTATTACCTTCTTCAGAACCATATCTAATACCTAATGCAGCTAACATATCACCTTCAGCAGTAATACCTAAACCAGTTCTTCTACCTTGTTCACATTTAGTCTTAATTTTTTTCCAAAGATTAAGTTCAGTATGTTTTATCTCTTCAGATTCAGGATCGTTCTGAATTTTAGTTATTATATTATCTACTTTCTCAATTTCAAGATCAATTAAATCATCCATCAATCTCTGAGCAACTATACCATGTTCCATAAACAATTCAAAATCAAATGATGCCTCATCTGTAAATGGGTTATTAACATATGAATATAAATTAAGTGCCATTAATCTACAAGAATCATTTGGACATAATGGAATTTCACCACAAGGATTTGTTGATACTGTTTTAAAACCTAAATCAGCGTAACAATCAGGAATTGACTCTTTAATCAATGTATCCCAAAATAACACACCAGGTTCTGCTGATTTCCAAGCATTGTGGATTACCTTATCCCATAACCTTTTAGCATCAACTTGTTTAGTATGTGTTGGGTTATTAGAGTCTACAGGATACTTCAACGTATATTCCTCACCACTTAATGCAGCTTTCATAAAACCATCTGTTAGTTTAACTGATACGTTAGCTCCTGTTACTTTTCCAGCTACTGTTTTTGCATCTATGAAACTTTCAGAATCAGGATGATCAATAGATATCGATTCCATCAATGCACCTCTTCTACCACCTTGAGCAACTTCTCTTGTTGAGTTAGAATATCTTTCCATAAATGGAACAACACCTGTTGAGGTTAATGCTGAATTCAATACTGGTGAATTGTTAGGTCTTACGAATGATAAATCAATACCAACACCTGCTCTTCTCTTCATTAACTGAACCAATTCTTGATCCAATTTTAAAATTCCACCATACGAATCTGAATCTACTTCATTACCAATAACGAAACAATTTGATATTGAAACATATTGGAAATTGTTACCAATTCCAGCCATAGGGCTACCCTGTGGTACAATATATTTAAAATCTTTTATTGTGTTAAATATATACTCTTCCGATAATGGGTTTGGATACTTACTCTCTATCCTAGCGAATTCACCAGCAATTCTGTGGTGCATATCAGTAGGTGTTTTTTCGTAAATGTTCCCATCTACATCCTTTAACGCGTATTTTTTCATCCATACTTCACCTGCTAACATATCACCATTGAAATACTCTATGGCAGCAGCTAATACATCTTCTGTTTTATATGATACTAATTCTTTTTTCTCATTCATAATCAATGTTATATCTTCATTCATGTTAATATTATTTTTTTAATTATTAGGGGTGGGGATTCCATTAACAATAATGTTTTACCCACACCCTAAATTATTTATTCTGTTTTTTTCTTTAATCTAGCATCACGTTTTTGTAATGCTTCAACTACTAGATTAGATCGTTTAGTATCTTCTTCTTTTTCAAACTGTAGGAATGAAACATCACTACTATCTTCAGTATCAATTATCAATGTACCATTGTCAAAGATTATATCTTCGAATATAATACCATCTTTACCAAACCTAGATTTAAGTACAGCCATTGTAGCTCTACCTTCTTCTTTTTGTTCTAATGTTTTGGCAACTGACATAATAAAATGACCGATTTGACCTTTCTTTATCGAACCCCCTATCATAGAAGCGTCTACAACATCAGCACCAATAGAACTTCTATTACCTTGAATAGCTGTCCATCCTGCGATATCTAACTCTGAAATCATCGTTTCAAATTGTCTCATAATTGGTCCTTCACCAGAATATTCAGATGTTAAAGTTTTTGTACTTTCCACACAATCAATATAATCCAAGAATACTATATCAGGTTTCATACCTAATGAAATTAATTTCCTTAAATATTGTTTGATATGTGGAATTGTTGTACCATCACTAGGCATCTTTTTTAATAAAAGATTACCTTTTCTATCCTTCATTTTTTCCAAAACCGATTTAACCTCATCTCTTCTTTCAGTTAATTCATTCAATGAAATCTCTGACCAACAAGTATAATGTTTTCTCTGAATAACCTTTGGGTTATCCTCGAAGAATATTTGTACCACATTATAACCTAAATTATATGCGGTATTCGCCATTCTTGTAACCAATGTAGTTTTACCTACACCGAACGGGGCAAGAATAACCCCTAATTCTCCTTTCGATAATCCACCATCCATGATATTATCTAAACCTATTAATCCTGTAGGGATTGGTTTTCTGAAATCATCAGATAACACTTCCTCTACTGCGTGAAACACATCTATTCCCTCATCACTTTCTGATCCAATCATCAGAGCTTCTTTCATAATTTCTTCACACTCATCATAACGATCGAAGTCACCTGACTCCATAATCTTCTGAATTTTTTGTGTAGCTTTTTTTAGCTCTTGTTGTTTACAGAATTGTATTGCGGTATCTTGAATATGAAGACAATCTACATTATCTGTAGATTCTATCTCACCAATCATAGCAATTGCGGATTCTCTAGCGATTTCTCGTTTAATTTCCTTTTTTACTACTTGTTTTAGTGTACCATATGTAGGTATTGTCTCATATTTTTCATAGTAGTCTTTAACGTTTGCAATTAATAACCTTAAATACTCATTATCAAAATATTGTGGATCCAGAATTTCTATTATAGTTTCAGAAAATTTGTGATTTTCCACCACTTGTTTTACTAATTTTACTTGAAACCCATAACCTAAAAACCCTAAATTTTTACTATCTTTTTTTCCCATAATATTAAAATCTTTTGTTATTAATAAATATCAATTAAAGTGCGATACCATCGTAATCTTTTGATAAATTTTTCTCACTCAATGTCTCCTGTATTGAGGAGATGATTCTAGGTATTAAACTTCTAATATCTACATCATATCTTACTTTTGGTGGATACCAATTCCCGCTAAACGACTTCTCTATAACTGTTCTCCCAAACACCTTTATTTCAAACGTAAAGATGTCCTCGTTTTCGAAAATATTTCTTCTATCAATATCATCAGGATTTTGAATCTCATAAGGGTTATAATATCTGTAAAGATAATCCTCTGATTTATATCTGAATTGTTTTTCGATTAATGCGACATTTTCATCTACACAATCTTTTAAATCCATTGATTTTAATGCTTGGGAGTTATACCCTCTAATCCCAAAATTTCTACCTACAATAGGTCTGTCATTTCCGTTAATTCTTAAATAGAACTCAAACGGCAAGCTTTCATACTTCTTTTTTACCATAATTTTTAATTTACTAATGTTTGTTTAAAATACTTTTTTTCTTCTTTAATAATCCTTAAAAAGGGTTGTAAATATGATATGTAACCATCTCTACCACCCGGAATCGCCATAACAAATCCATCCTCTATCATCATACCTAATACGTTTTTCGTATTTCTGTCTTCAGGATCTATTGGTGATTCAATTATAATGTCCAAATTGGTTTTACATTCTTCAGTTAACATTGGTTTTTTGAGACTTATTATTTTCTCATTCACCTCATATAACTTATCTTTCTGTATTCCATCTGTGACACCGTTTAAAATGTTATCCAATGTTTTTAATCTTGTTTTTCTATCGTTTTGTATAAGTATAATTTTACTAAAAATTTCTTCCAATGTCAATTTTTTTTCACTTAATTCAGGAAAATATTTCAATAAAGTTTTTTCTTTTACTCCTTTGATACCTTTTATGTTATCACTAGCATCACCAGTAATCATTTTAATTAATCCGGAGTTGGTGTGGTGGTGTTCAAAATGTTCACTATAATTGTTTTTTGAAACGATTTGTCTCTTATTAATAATATAGATTGCCACCCTATCATCGATAAGTTGACACATATCTCTATCATTAGTAAGAATGACTACTTTCTCATCATCATCTATTTGACCACAATAATAACCAATACAATCATCAGCTTCACAAACATAATCCTCATATTGTCGCAGGAATAATTCTTCAGCGTATAACTTAACTCTTTCTTTTTGTAAAAATAAATCTGGATCGGATGGTTCTCTTTCAGTATAGAAATCTTTATCTCTATTCATCTTGTATTGGGGATAAACATCATATCTTAATCTCCCGCTAAATTGACCATCCCAAAAGATGAACACTTTATCAAATCTATTTTCATTAATAACTTTCCGTAACATTGAAAAGAACTGAAAAAGACCACCAATGTGTTCTCCTTTATGGTAAAGATTTTTAGCACCATGATACGCTGTTTTAATCAGCGCATCACCGTCTACTAATAATGTATGTTTATACTTTTTCTTTGGTGTTTCCACAATTCATAACTAACAATGTTTAACAATATATTAATTAATCATCAGAATAGTCAACTGCAGCATCCATCACATCTTCTTCTTCTAAATTAAATGTATCAACAGATGAACCAGCCTTTTCAAATACTTCTGACCAATAATCTTTATGTTCAGTTTTGTATTTTTCAATAGACTCTTTACTATCTTCGATGAATCCATGTGTGGTTGCTAATAACCTACAATCAGCATACCCTAAACCATTCATATGATTTTTATGTATACCTACCTTTGTACGAATAGCAAAATTAACTTTCCTTCCTGCGGCACCCGCATTCAATTTAGATACACCAGCACTCTTCTGATTTCCAAATAGGAATACTAAAGCGCAAGATAAGTAAATTGATTGACCACCTTTCGGCTGTATCTTTGGTTTTTGACCGAAACCATCTGGTATCTCTACCCAAGGTTGGTTGACGAAAATCATCGTATTAGTATATGGTGATTTTTCTTTCCTAGATGCAGTAATTCTTTGTGCTAGACCCATACCCCATTTTTCAGAGATTGCTCTCGCAGTATGTTGGTTACCACCTTTACCTTCGAAACTCATTAGACAAGGTATTGTACCAACTGAATCCCATAAGAATAGAATATCATGTGGAATTTCACCTTTCTTCTGAGCGTCAAGTACATCAGTTACGTATTGGAATGCTTCTTCTATGTAATCAAAACCTAATTTGTAGAGTAAGTGACCGCCCCAATAGGCTTCGTCACCATCTTCTACATATTCTGTCTGTAACCCCATAAGTTTAGCATGTTCAAAACTCCACTTCTGTTCAGTAATAATGAATACTGGTAATATACCTTTCTTCTGAGCGTCAATCGCTGCTTGAATTAAAGCTGTAGTTTTACCTGTATCAGAATGCCCTAAAAACATATTAACCTGACCCATTGCTGGTCCAGGGACTCCTGTCGCTTTATGAAATGGTTCTCCACAATCAAAATACTTTTGATCTTTGTATTTATCACTTGTGGAGAACTTTTTTCTTATTGCAGAAAAGTCTGTTTTTTTCTTTTTAATAGGTGTCTTTGACATATTACTCTAATTAAAATGGTAACTCGTCATCATCTTCATCATCAGATGTTACGTCTGCTGTTTCCAATGCTGTTGTTTCTACTTCCTTTTCTAACTCTTTAGTATCTTCATCATCCATAGAACCCATCATATTGATTTCTTCTTCTAATGATGCAGTTTCTTTTTCTTCCTTATCTTCTTCAGCAACATATTTCTTTTGTTCTGAATCCCATACAGGTGTCTTTTGTTCTGCAACAATACTAACTAACTCAACTGGTTTTACTGCATAAACATCTCTCCAAGTTTCAGTGTTTTTCATCCATTCTTTTGCTTCCGCAGATTTTGGATCACATAATATCCCTTCATCTTCAGACATAATAGAAGTTACGACACTCCAACCTTTATCATTTCGAACCGTATTGATAATAATATCTCTACCTGTTCTAGGATCCATAATGTTTCCTTTTCTTTTTAGAATTGGGACTAATTTATCCATAACACCATCTCCTGTGTATTTATGTTTGAATCTCCAAAATTTAACACCATGATCAGCATTATCTCTATCAATTCCTTTCACAACATAAAACTTTCTTGCTGTGTATGATGAAGCCATTGCTTTCGCTTTCTTACTCCCATCTTCATATAAAGCATCTTTTGCTTCACATAATTTACACTCACCACCATCGTTTAATTTAACGCAGTGGATTTTATCAAATTTACCATTAACACTCATCTCATGATAATAAGTCTCCACGAATGGAGATTTAGTAGCATCACTCGAAGGTAATAGTCTAAATGTTTTTTCTGCTGATTTTTGACCTTTCTGTAACTTTTCAGTAAAGTATTTTTTAAGTCTTTCTTCATTAGAGATTTTTGGTTTTGAACCACCACCAGATTCGCTATTCTTCTCATACTGATTAAGAATTGCATCTAACGGATTTACTTCTGTTTTCGCCATTTAATAATTTTTTTTAACGTTTATAAATATTTTAATTATACTCAATTATAGTCACATTTCCCTTAAAAGTCAACATACGAGCGACATTTTTAAATAAAAAAACGGACAATGATTAATTATAATCAATGCCCGCGTAACTATCAATACCCTTTCTATGTTTTAGTCTTTTTTCTTCTTCTTTTTTGGTATTCTCATCTTCAATGCTGGTTTACCATTTATCAATAGATCACCTTTCTCATTCCACTCAATATCTTTAACTACAACTTTCTTGTTTTTAAATTTACCCATAAGAACTGTATCACCAACCTTAACAGGTAATTTAATAGATTCAACAATTCTATTATATTGGCTTTCAGTAATCTTAATCTTTTTCAAGTTACTTATTGTCTGTTTTTTCTAAATGAATCTTTTATATCAGTTTCACTATAATCAGAATCAATATCGTCTTGTGTTAAATTATATTCTTTTTGTTCTACTTCATCACCACCTGTGTCATAACCTTCTCTTTCATCCCAAAAGTCAGTTAATTTTACAGTATATGGGAATGAATCTAACGATCTCATATTTAATTTTTCTGTTGGGGATGGGTTTCTTTGGATAACTTCTTTTTCTAATTCATCCATTTTAGAAATAATAGCATCCATACCACCTAATTTAGATTCTAGTTCACCAAACTTACCTAATAAGTCATCGACCTTTGACGATACCATAGATGTTTCTTCTTTAGCTTCTTCAGTTTTAGTGACAATATCTGTAACATCTACCTCTACTTCACCTTCAGTTCCCATATCATCCATAGGTTCTTCAGTTCCCATATCATCCATAGGTTCTTCAGCAAATTCATCTTCTACCGCTACTTCACCACCCATATCATCCATTACAGGATCCGCAGCAAATTCATCTTCAACAGGTTCTTCAACAGGTAATTCATCAGTAACAGGTTCTTCAACATCTTCTACCGGAGGTTCTTGTTCACCTAAAAGTAAATCCACTTCTCCACTTGGGAAATCAGGATCGTCATCTTCACCTACATAAAATGTATACTCTAAAAGTTGTTTATGTCTTTTAAGTTCTTCTTTTAATAATTCTTTTTTCTTATCCATAATTCTATATTTTTATAACCCGCCCATACTTTGTTGTGGTGATCTTAAATGTTTATCCATTGAAGATAACCTACCTTTTAGTTTCGGCATCTCATAATTGTCGTCTAAATAATCAAGAAAAGACCACATTTCATTACCACCATGAGCCTCACCTGTTTCAACTGCTCTTTCCCAATCACCATAGATATTATCCCAATCATTCGAACCCGATAAATCTAATTCGTCTTCTAATTGTTCTTTAATTACCTTTTTAACAATTCTTGATAAATTACTTCCTGTTAATTTTACTAATTTTTTCATATTACATTAATAATTGTCTACCATCGGTAGTCTTATAAACTTTATCTACTCTTTCTACTATTTCTTTACCGTCATTGATGATACATTCATCACCAACACATTCTTTTTCTTTAGATTTATCATTACCTAAAAACTCATCAAGGTTATTTTCTAATTCACCTTGTTTTTTCTTATCATTGTTGTCAATCATAACATTTGATTTTCTTTGTGTTATTACTTAATAAATATCTCTCTATTGAGAAAGCACCCGTTTTATGTTATTAATCACTAAACCTTCTTTATTAGATAAAATGATTTTGTTTTGAAATTTATCCCAATCTATTTGATAATTTTTATGAACTATGTTTCCCGATTCTAAATTATGTTCTTCTTCAATCAATCCATTAAGGGCATTGATTGTATAAAAACACTCACCTTTTTTATGTATTATGATTGTTGTTGGAAATATACTCTTTAAGTCTATTCTTTTCCCATCTTTAAGGAATATTTTATAAGTTACTATTTTCTTTATAGGTTCATCTATATTGTCATAGATAAAGATTTTCTCTCTTTCTATATTGAACCTTTTACCTAAATAATCTAAAAAGGTGTCTAATCTTTCCGGAAATACGAAAGACGCTAAAATTATACTTCTATCCATCACTCTCTATATCAAATAAATAAGGAAGAAATTTAACCTTATTGTTTATCTTTGTCATTACATCATTATATTTATTAAATATTTCTGTACCTACCAAAAGGCACCCTGACAAATTACACAATTTAGTAACTACCTTATCGGGATCGATACCGAGATAACTTACAATTTCTAAATCAATACCAAAAATCATACCCTCAGCGTACAAATAGACCATTCTATCTTCATGAACATAAATTATTGGTCTCTCAAAAGAATAAATTTTGCGAATAATTTTTTTTATTTTTTTTCTTGAATCATGGATGAGGTCAACATATATGTATGGAATTCCATCACCTATTTTATTGTAACACTTATAGATAAAATTTGTTACATCCTTCTCATACTCTACCTTTCTTTCTTTGGGAGAGAATGTCCAACAAGTTGTCGGACTAATTTCCTTATGTAGTATGGATACCTCATCACCATATAACTCCTTTGTCTTATCCCAACCCACTATAAGTGTGGGTAAACCCTTTTGAATGGTTTCAACCTTCCTACATACCTTAAAATGGGGATCTTCTATTTTTGTTGCCGTGACAATGTTTCCTAAATACATAACCACAAATATAATGATTTAATGTGAGAATAAAAAGTTACCCTTCATATTCAGCTTTTAACGCGAATACTTCTGTTAGTATTTCTAATTTTTTTAATCTATCATTTTCACCATTAGAGGGGTATTTACCATTAACTGCTCTACCAACAATTTGAGCTTCTGCAACCGTACCTTCTTTGAAGGTGATTACACCTTGTTCAAACTTTCTGGTTGGTACCTTACCTATATCTCTCCACCACACTAATGATGCAAGTAACGCACTATCTACTGAATCATTTATTAAATCTGGGTTAGTTAGAACATCTTTAAATGGTTGTACACCATCAGAGTCAACATATTTAGATAATTTAGTATAGTTTGCTCTTCCTGTTATTTGAAGGTATCCCCTGCCTCTAAATCTATAACCGTCGTCAATCTCTGTATTACCTAATTTTTTATTATTTTCATAATTTGCTTGGGTGATTGTATCTGCTGGAGTTACTTTACCAGGAACACTAACCACATCTTTAGGTGACCATATTTCACTCACATGTTTAAAATTACCTGATTCATGTAAACATTGAGCCATAAAGTTTAACACTTCTCCGTTTGTATCTAAACCGAATTTCGGTAAATGTTTGTTTAAAGCTACAGATAATTGTTCATAAGTTTCTGTTGCAGTTGTTGTGCCGTCACTAAATTTAATTCCTAATTCAGGATTCTTCAAAGTGGTAGGTGTTATTTTAGGTGTTACACCATCAGCATTATCTGTAAAGGGGAAAGGTCCTGTTGGGTCAGCAATGACAAAATCATAATTCACACCTGTGTCAGGCCCACTTAAATTAGTTAATTCTTGTCTTTGAGCTACTTCATCAAACTCATCGAAATCAATATTTAAAAATGTTGTTGACGTATCTACTACTGGGGAAACGAAACTAGATTGTCTTAAACCAGTAAATGAAGTTGTCATATGGTTTGGAGTGATACTATGTTCGACACTAGTAATAAGATATGCACCAGTGTAAAATGGTACATTATCTAACTGAAAATACATTAGTGGTTGAATATTCATACAACCTAATGCCTCTATTTTACACGTATATGACCTCACAGCAAATAAACTATATAAATCTGTACCTTGATAAGCCCTTTGGACACCACTTCTTTTATCAACAAGGTTAGCCAATTGTTTAATGTACTCACCTGTTGTTTTATGTTCCTCTTGATTTAAAGAAACGTTTTTAAAAATTGATTGATTTTCAGCACCAAATGCTACTCTAAACGCAACTAATTTATATGACTCTTCATCTCCTTCTATTTTTTTAGGTTCTGCCGACATATCAGAAGGTGGTGTATCACTAAAAATATCAAAACCATCATTACTATAATCATATCTTTCACCAATATCTAAACTTTTAGATTGACCACCAGCATAAATACAAACATAAGCCGGTCCTGTTGAACTATTTTCATCACTTATATCAGTTATTGGTGTGAACATTTTATTTACCTCTGCAGCATCTTTGAAATTGATGAAGGTTGGTAAGATTTGAAATATGAAATTACTATCCCTTAATAATTTACTAATATAATAATAAAGATTTGAGTTTGGGTTGTCTGCTAATGTAGTAACACTATCAAGATTTATTACCGCCTTATCACCTATATCCGACCAAGCACGATCAATAAAGTTGAAGTAGTCAATTAATTGTTTTTTACCATCACCAATACTAGATCCACAGATATTGAAAATTTTACCATCTGGTGTACCACCTATCCATTTATCATAGATTTCTTTAAAATAACCATACATTGAAGCTTTTAAATCAGAATTGTTCGTTGTATTATCCGTATTGTTTTTACCATCGTCATTTTCACTAGGGTTAGATTTCTCATCAACTACATCACGTTTAAAATTTGAAAACCCAGTACTGAAACTACTGAAGTATGTTTCTAAATCTATTTTTGAAATTGATAAGTTTGTGGTAGGTGCGGCGAATATTTTAGGTGAAACGATAACCATATTTTCTTCTTGTGAAAGGATAGATAATAAATTTTCACCACCAGATTGAGATCTATCCCCATTAGGTTGAGACCCTATATATCTTCTCATTTGCTTTTCAAATACTTCGAAACTACCATCATCTACCCATTTTATAAAGAAATCGATTAAATTGTTTTCTGTTGCAGTTGGTAACCCATCGATATATTTATCAGAGGGGTCAGAATATGTTTTCTCCCACTCCGGTTTATCACCTTTAAAGTCTTTAGCCGACATTATTGTGATATACTTATCTTTTGAACCAGCACTTAAACCTGTTGAGCTATCAGTTATTGGATCAATAGTCTGTTTACTTCTCCATATTGTACCACCGAACCAAACCATAAATAATTTAGGTACAGTTAATATTTTTGCGACATCGTATTTAGGTAATTTATTAATATATTCTTTAATTACATCCTCAAATTTTAAATATGGTATAGTACTTAATAATAATAGAGCTTGACTATAAGAATTACCATTATTTTGATTCCAAATATCACTATCAATTAAATTAGTGCCATCAGAAAGTTTATCTAAATAAGTATTCGCACTAGGTAAACCTTTTGTTGATGGTGTAGGATTTTTTCCATCTATTATAGATATATCACTAATTTTTAATTTATAACTAGAAGACCATTCTTCTTCTCCAATTATTTCATCACTAATAGTTTTAGGAAAAACTAAATAACTTACATTATGTTTATAAAGATTACTACTAGTGAAAGTGAACATACCTTCATCTTTATTTTCATTTTTAATTTTTATAGTGTCTAGATCTGTTTCAAACTTTGTTTGGATGTTTGTATCTAAATAACTACTATTTTGGATGATTGATCGAGCATCATTACCAACTTTTAAGAATTCAATATCACTATTAGTTTTATCACCACTAATTTTTGTGTCACCAATAGTTGCTTCACTATCAGTCATTATATAGTTATTACCTGATTTTTGTATTAACCCAGATTTTTCCCCGTAAGCTATTGCAGAATCTAATACACCATCTTCAAGAATTTTATCTAACCTATCCCTAAAATCAGGTGTTGTAACTGATAACGCAGCAGTACCACCTTCAATCATTGCGTATGATTTAAATAATTTACCACTAATGTTTGAATAGTCTCTTAACGTAAAGGCTCGTTTTAATAGTAATTCATGGAATTTGATTGGTACATTGTTTTCTGAAGTTTCCTTCCAAGCGTCTGTAGACGCAAATGGCGCATAAGGGTTACTACCATTATCTTCAGGGTTAATAGGTAACCAATTGTCACTACTATTGTTTTTAGTTGCTTCTGCGACTAATTCTCTATTTCTTTTTAATTCAGCGGTTGATTTCACATACCCATCTATAACATCCTCAACGAATTTAACTTCAGGGAAAACTGATTCGTCTATATTTTCATCACCTAACCATTTAGCCTGTAATTTTTTATCATTTAAACCATAAACACCAGTCCATGCATATATTTGT